CGATGACAGTAGGAACTAGAACACTCGATTCGTCCTACCAGATCGAGGCTTGGCATACGAACTATGCCGGGCAGTGGTTTTCCGACGGGTTTAAATCCGCTGGGAACCGCTATTACAAGACCTGGAACGGGACTGATGGTCCTCCGAGAGTTAAGTCATACGAAACCGTGTGGCGATGGCTTCCGGGGGCTCGACGTCCCACCCAATATCGTAGAGTCGTAAGACTTCCACGAAGGGCGAAAGTCGAGGATCATCCATACTATTGCTCAATCGAGCAGTGGTTTGACCGTCCTACAACGTACACTGTCCGCGATCAGTACGGAGTCCTTCAAAAGACTTCGTATAATACCTTTCGGGGTGAGTGGGGCATAGGGTACACAGTCAAACCAGATTCGGTGTGGAACAGCAACGACGATATTGCTCTGATTGGGAAACTGCGCGAAGCAGTCGCGGGCAGCGATTTCAACATGGGGGTCTTCTTAGGTGAAGGCCACCAAACGTTGAAGTTAATCGCTAGCTCTGCAACTCGCATACGCAAGTCTCTTCAGGCAATACACCGACTCGACCCTTATGGGGCCGTGAAGGCGCTTGGCGTCGACGCTGGACGCACCCGTGGCTTTGAGTCTGCGGCTAGAGACCTCCGTAGGGGTAATACCCCAAAGAGTGCCTCAAACTTTTGGCTCGAGCTACAGTATGGATGGCTGCCACTGTTGGAAGATGCGAGAAACTCGGCAGAAATGTTGGGTAAGCTCTTGAATTTTCCTTTGGTGCAGACCTACAAGGTCCGTAAGAAAAAGAAACTGTCGATGTACGACTTAGCCCCTGGTAATTATATCAGGGAGGGCAACGATTGGCAGTTCGCCGGGGCAACCCGGGGCCAGTACATTGCTCGACTGAAAGAGGTCGATGTCGCATCTTTGACAGGCTTGACGGATCCAGCAAGTGTTGTGTGGGAACTTGTTCCCTACAGCTTCGTTGCCGACTGGTTCATACCAATCGGTTCGTACCTTGCTGCCCGGGGGCTCGCTTCGAGTCTTACCGGGACGTTCATCAAAACTATATATCGCGAAGAGCGATTTTTCTGCCGTCAGTTGAAGAGCACTAACAAAGTGTCTCCCACCGAGTGGCAGATTCAGCCTGAGTGGTTTTGGTCAAAAGCCGAAGTCACCCGGACTGTTAGCACGAATCTCTCCGTGCCATTGCCTAATTTCAAACCCTTGGGCAAGGTCGCATCGTGGAAACACTGTGCGAACTCGGTTGCTTTGTTGGTTCAAAAATTCGGCAGTCATTAGCCGGTATCCCAGCAAAGTCCTTTCAATTTGGTTAGTAAACCTTTAGGAGTGACACCTTGAGTGCCATTGCCAATATCACCGTTTATGACGGTGTTGCCACGCCAGTTGCCCATACCCTCGTTGCCGAGAGCGTTACCCGTGAAAAGGGTGAAGTAATCGCGACGTGGCGAGAGCAACTCGCGTCTGTCCCGAAGTACGCCCAGG